ATCGGGGTGGCACGTGCAAGGTGCGGCAACGGGCATCAGTTCGTCCTGATTGGGCAGGTTCAGGCGGTCCATCGCGGCGGCAGCATGCGGCGCGGTTTCGGTGCGATCTTGGGTCATTTCGTGGCCTCTTCGTAGGTACGGAGTGCATTGGCAAGTTCTGGTTCGGCTGCACTGATACGCTCCCGCACAGCCTCGGCCAGCGCATCGCCGGGGGCGCGTTCGATCATGGGGACGGCTTGGATTGGCTGTGACGATTCTGTATCGAGTGCTTCTTCTTTAGACTTGTGCGCCCACCAAAAATCCCCATCAGGGGTGACGTTCACCCAGCACTGCAGCGCCTTCTTGGGCGGTGTTTGGAGGGGTACGAGGTCAAAATCTTCGCGGTATCCTCCCATGACATGCCCAAGATCATCCCAGACAATCATGTTGCCGTCATGCACAGCCGCTATGCGGTTCCATTTATCAGGCCCGATGAACGGCCCTTCAAAGTGCACGGTCGGGCTGCGGCGCAAAGCCCATTTCGGTGTGTCGGTCATTTCAGCATCCCCATAATCACAGCGGCATACATGCCGAGAACAAAACACCCCATCGCTACCACCGCGAAAGAGCCGGACCGCAGCCCGTTCCAGAGCCAGCGGCGGTATTGCGTCCAGAGCGATAGTCGGTAGTGCAAAATGGGTTGGTTGGCGTCTATCCAGCCCGCCCCGAGCACGTCGCGGGCGGTGTTGGGGGCGTCCTTGGGCGGGACGCGGTTGGCCATTGTCATGTCGGTCCTCATGCGAAAATGTCGGTTTCGATTGTCGGTCGTGTCGGTTCGGGGAAGGCCAGCGCCAAGGCCGCTGCGGCGGTCGGCGCCGTGAATGTGTAGGTTTTGGTGTCTGGCGTGATGATCTCCAGCGTCACAGAACCTCCAGGCTCCATTGCGTAGAGGTTCATCGCCAGATCCGGGTTCTCCGCGCGCAGTGTGTCGAAACGTTCAGGCGAAGATGCTGTCAGGGTCATCGACCGTCCCCTTCAACACGTTGGGGCGATCTGCCTCCGAGAGCGACAGATAGTGCCGCAAAACGAGCACAACGAGCCGGTTTCGTGTCACGCCGATCAGTTTTGCCGCTTCGTCCAGATGCGCGGGCAGCGCGACACCGACCCGGAAAGACAGCGGTTTGGACGTTTTCGACGGCGGCTTTTTGCGTTTTGGCTTTGCCGGCGATTTCAGATTGGTCGGCATCTGGCCCCCTTTGTTGGTCCGTTTTCAGGGGTGTATTACAAAGTGTGTTACACTGTCAACCGACAAATCAGACACGTCAGACGGTTTGTTGCGCGTGTATGGTTTGTAGGGTATAGTCAGGCAAACCCGCGCAGGGAGCGTCGCCATGTCCAACCCGACCCCGTATGTCCCCAACTATTCCTACGTGGGGTGGCAGACGCTCAATCCGGCGAAGCCTCTGCCTGCGTCTCAAGTGGACAACGACTTCGCGTCCATTGCGGCGTCTTTGGCCGCGACGATCACGGCCTTGGCCGACGTGCGGCGCTCGGACGGCAAGCTGGCGAACGGTTCGGTTACGATCGACAGCCTGGCAGACGATACGGTCGGCAATATGGGCGCGGCATTGACTGGAACGGCGGCCTACGCGGCCTCAGCCAGCGCGTCCGCCACTGCCGCCGCCGCGTCTGCCGTGGTCGCGTCGAACGCCGCTGTCAACGCGGCTGCGGGCCGTCTGGCGATCGCTGCGAACCTGTCCGATCTGGCGAGTGCGTCCACGGCGCGGACGAACTTGGGCGCCACGGCGCTCGGCACCACGCTCTTTACTCTGGCCACCGCTGCGGTGGGCCGCACGGCGCTCGGCTCAACGACGGTCGGCGACGCGCTGTTCATCGCAGCGACCGCCGCAGCCGCGCGCTCCACGCTTGGCTCAACGACGGTAGGGGACGCGGTCTTCATTGCGGCGAACGCGGCCGCCGCGCGCACGGCGATCGGCGCGGTGATCGGAACGGACGTTCAAGCGTGGGACGCTGATCTCGACGCTTTGGGCGCAATGGCCATCGCGGGGATGATGGTTCGCGCGGGGGCGGCGAGTTACACGACGCGTGTCATAACGAACGGGACGGGCATCACAGTCGCGAACGGCGGCGGCATCTCGGGCAACCCGACGATTGCGGCCGATCTTGCTGACGCGACGGCCCTCGCTTCCGGTACGTCGGGAAAAGTTGTTGACGCTGCCGTTTTGTTGGCGTCGCGCCCGACCCAAGCGCAAATCGCAGCGCAGACGGCAGGCAAGTATCTGGACGCGTCGGCGCCAGTGATACGCGCTTCCGGTTTCGTGACGTCGCTCGGCGCGCTGACGGCCGGCCAAGGCGTCACCACGGTCAAGAACTCGATCGGGAACTATACCGTCACTCTCACCAACGCTGCGCCGAACGCGACCTACCGGGTGAACGCGACGATCAACGGTACGGTAGCCGCCTTCGTGACTGTCTCATCGAAGACGACTACGACTTTCGTAGTCACGACTTTCGGCTCCGGTGGATCCGCATCGGACCAATCGTTTGATTTCATGGTGTCGTACTGAATTTTACTCCTTCCTGTACCGCTTGCCGCGCCACCCGCCCGCGGTGAGCGGCATACCCTCGGCCCATGCCGGCAACTCGCAGATCAGCTTCTCAAACTCGGCCAAGTCACCAAAGCCGCGCGGCACTTCGGAGATGATTTCGTCGTAGACGTGGCCGATGATCGGGTAGCCGGCGCGCTCGGCCTTCCACATGCCGTTTACCAGCAAGTCGCGGGCGGTGGCCTGCGTCCAGTTCTCCGCAATCAGCCCGCCGTACAGTTTCGACCGGGTGAACTTCTTGGTCGTCGAGTTCACTGACATGATTGAGATGCCCGGCGACGTGTCGCCTTGGATCCGAACCTCGCCCTTCAACTCCAGCCGCTCGGCCTGTTCCCGGTCCATGACTTCGGCGTCGGACCACTCATTCGGCCCGATCTTCACTTCGACCCACACTTGCGCGGACAGACGCGGCGCCCCGTAGGCCAAACAGCGGCCAGAGGGCAGCCGCAGCCACAGGAACCCATGTCGGACGATGAACTGGCAGCGCGCCGCAGACGTGACGGTGCCGGGGTTCTCCACGGCATCGCGCACGGCGGCTTCGCTCAAAGTCCAGGACTTCGCGATGGCCGGGTTGGTGGCCCGCCAGCCCACTTTGATGATCTCGCACGCAATCCACGCTTCCCGCGATAGCACGTCGGTGTGGCTCTTGCCGCGCTTCAGATTGGCGGCGTAGCGCTTGACCGCCTTCTCACGCCGCTCTTCATCTGCGGCCTGCCACACGGGCTCGTATAGGCCGTGCAGGTCCACGCCGTAGTTCCGCGACATCGAATAGAAGGCCGACACTCCACCCCCGAAACCTAACGCCAATTCGGAAACCTTGCCGACCGACTGCCGCAGCGGGTGTTTCTTCGTGATCACGTCCGTCGACATGTTCATGATGCCAGCCGCCGTGCGCCGGTACATGTCGGGCAAAGACGGGTCTGCGATGATCTCGTGCAGCGCTTTGACTTTCCAGTCCTCGCCCGCCATCCACGCGATGACAGCGCCCTCGATGCCGCTGTAGTCGGCCTGCACCAGTTCCTTGCCCGGCCCGGCCCAAACGAAGCCCCGTATCGCGTCGCTGATCAGGTGCAGCGGACGGCCAAGCGTCTCGCCGTACAACGCCTTCAGCGCCTCCGGGTCCTCGGTCTTGAACGTGTTAAATAACACGTCGGCGCGCGGGTGCGCCTCGTCGAACTCACGGCGCGGGCGGGGCATGTTGGCGAAGTTCACGCCAGTGCTGCTCCAGCGCCCCGTAGACGCGCCGTGATAGAGGAACGTGCCTCTCACCCTCCCGTCAGCGCTGGCGCGGTCCAGCATGGCCTCCAGCTTCGCCACGGAGGTCTTTGCGGCCTCCTGGCGTATCAGGAGCGCGGCGCGGACGTGGCCGGGCAGATCAGTGGTGTCCAACAGATCGGTGATTTCGGCCTTGGCCGCGGACGTCAGTTCTACGCCCTGCATCTGCACCCACTCCACCAGCTTGCCGGGCTGCGAACAGGCCGTCACGAAACCCCCGGTGGCCGCCCGCATCTCGCGGTCCAGCATCGCCTTGGACTTGTCGGCCAGCCGGATAGCCGCCACGGCAGAGGCCCGGTCGATCCGCACGCCGCGCCGGTTGATCTTCTGGTCCAACACCCACACGGCTTGTTCCGCATCGGACAGGGGCACCATGCGCTTGGCGGCGGCCTCTTCTGTCTCCACATCGCGGACGCAGTAAGCGCAGAATAGTTTCCAGTCCTCGGGGTGATCGGCCGGTTCGTTCCAGTACAGTCCGGGCGGCTCGTCCTTCTTGGGCTTGCGCGGGATCGAGAACTTGCGGATCAGCCGCATACCGTCTTTGTCCTTCTGGACGTCCAGCCCGAGGGCCGCGCCGAGGTCGCCAAGGGACCGGGGGAGCGACATGGCGGCAGCGGCGGCAGCGGTGTCGACGAACTGATCGAGACGCGGGCGGGGCCACCCGAAGCGGTCGGCCAACAGGTCAAAGCCCAAAGCCTCAAACGCCGCGTTGTGCGCGTGAATTATGGCCCCCGCCTCGATCGCTGCGCATAGGTCGTCGGGCTTGGGCTGGTCGTAGGTCCACAGTTTGACAGGGGCGTCGTTGATCCGGTACGCCGCCATCAGGACAGTCGTCTCGGGGTGCTCAAAGTAGACGCTGGCGCCACAGGTGCGCAGATCCACGGGAGAGCGGGTTTCAAAGTCGACTGACACCTTCATCCGAATACTCCTTCGTCAGGCAAAGGCGGTAGTGCCGCCGCGCTGTTGAACGCCTCCGTGCGCTCGGCTATTATAACTGCCCGCGTTTCTCGGCTGGCGGGGCGGTAGGAGCCCGTCCACGCCTTGTCGATACCGATGTTTCTGGCGAGGTTCGTACTGTCGGCGCTGGACAGCGGAATTTGCGTAAAAATCGCCGGGTTCAACATTCGCAACCCGTGCAACTTGCAGTGCGGCCGGCCCCTCCCGTCGGCGATGCGGCGGATAGAGCGTTGCAGATGCGGGACGGCGCGGGAGACGTTCGACACGTCATGATCCCCAGATGACCCCAAGCACACGCGGGGCCAGTCCCGCGCTAGACGAGCAAGACGCTCAAGGGACTCGTTGGTGTGCCAAACCGGGGCGCCAAGATGTCGCGCCAACGGCCATTCTTGCAACAGCGCGTCGTTTTCCGCTTCGGTCCCGTCAATGACGTCGGGGACTACGGAAAAATCGAAGCCGGGATGCGTGGACCAACTGGACACCCACTCATAGTAGGCAGTCCAGTTGGTCGCGCGCTTGGCCTTCCAAAGCGAGAACGCCCCGTTGTCCAGCGCGAAGGACTGGCAGATTGACGCCGCCAAGTCCATCTGTTGTTGGTGCGCAAAACTGATGAAGGCGTGGCGGCCCTTCCACGCCCTTATAGCGCAAACATCAGGTGTGATCGGGCCGCCGAAGTAATGGATCACGGACGCTTACCCAAATCTGACCATTCGTTAGTTTCGCGTTTTTTCGGCTTCATGGCGAGGAACGCGGCCACCGCGGCGCTCGCGTAGAGTTTCGCCAAAATCGTGCCGACTGCGAACTCGACGCTTCCGAAGGCGATCAAGACAAACAGGACGCTGTCAATGACTGCGCCGACGGCACCCGATGCGGCAACGGCCAGAGCGCGTCTGCGCTCGCGCAGGGGCGCGTAAACCAGCATGTCGGCGAGTTCGGCGAGGATAAAAGCAACCGCCGACGCGACAGCGATGCTCGGCGGCGAGACGAGAAGGGAGATAAGCGCTCCCGCCACAACTGCGGCCACCGCCCACTTCCACCCGGCGAGTTCGTGCAGAGCATCGCGCAGCACCAAGGCAAGCCCGATCATCAAGACGCCCGAGGGCGTCATCAGGCCAAAACCAACCGGGATCAGGCATGGGCCGTCGGGTACGCACGTCGTCCCGACATGGCCTATCAGATAATTCGCCGCCGGGATCGTCGCGGCGTATGCCGCGAAAGTTGCAATTTTCAGCAATTCAGTTCTCCTGATTGTAGTTTTGAAGGTCATTTCTTCCCGCCTCTGTTCTTCAAGGACTTCTCGCCCGCGCCGCCGACGTGCCATTGCCGGCAGTGCTTGCAGTGGTAGGCCGTGCGCTTGGGGCCATCTTTGCGCCGCACGACGGCGACGGCGTTCTCGTAAGACATGCCGACCTTCCCCGCGCAGGACGCGGTTTCGTATTGGCTGCGATCAATGTTCTTCACGACAGAACTCCCCCGTCGAAGGATTGCGCCAGCCAGCCGAGTGAGCGCGCTTGCCAAAGCGCCGTCTGACCTAGAAGACCTTTGGCGAACAACGCCGTTCCGTTGCCGGGCTGTTGCCCGGTCGAACCGTCCGGCCGTTCGAATTTCACCTTTGGCGCGACGAACAAGATGCTGTCGGCCATAGGGGCGAAGTGCTGGAACCACGGGGCGCTTGTTCGGTCCGGTACGAGCGCGACGCCGTTTGCGTGCGCCATGAACTTCTCCAGCCACGGCACGAGCCCGTTCCGGCCGCCGAAAGGAGGGTTCATCCAAACGAATCCCTGCCACTCGGTTTCCAGCGATCTTGCCGACAAATAGGCCCGGCAAGGGCAGTTCGTGGCCCTTGGGGGGCTGGCCACGTCCAGATCGAAGACGAAACCCATAGCGTCAAAAATATATTTTGGGGTGTACCATTCGTCGGATCTGCCGATTGTCTCCCATACACTCATCCAAATATCCCCGTGTCGGTCGCCAAGTCAGACGCTTCCGTCAGCCGAAAACGTCGGATTGCGTCGGTTTCGAGATAGGTTTCGATGAAGGCTTGCGCGACGGGCGCAACGATTGCATTGCCGTAACCGCGCAGTCGTCCCACGCGCTCGGCAGCCCCATGAGCCAGCGGGAATGACTGGGGTTCAACTGGCCTCCACTTTCCATCCCGGCAGAAGAGCCAATCAGCATCTGACCAGAAGCTGTCAACCGGGCGGGGCCGACCTGTTTTGCCATCATCGACAGGTCGGTGATGACGGGGTTCTTGGAAACCCCCGCTCTCCGTTTCCTCTCTAGGTGCTTCTCCGGGTCGCCGTCCTGAAACGCCGCGTTCGGCGTCGGCCAGCCCGCCGTCAGGGCAACAGCCCCCGGCAACCGATCCGGCCCCTGCCCCGGCCCGCCGTTCGGCCCGTCCTGCGTGCAAGGCGTCGGCCAGCCCGCCGCCCACACCGCCCTGCCCAACAGCGCGTTGACCGGAACGTTCAGGCACTCCGCGCCATCCTTGTGATCCCTCGTCGTCGTCGGAGTTGGCCACCCGGTCAGCAATACGAAGTCG